ACAGAAGATCATCTATTACTTAGCTCTGCTAAAAGTATTAGTTTAAGTTCTGCTTCCACTGTTAATATAGACGCTTCTGAACTAATTATTCAAACAGCTAAGATATATTTAGGAAGTAAGTCTGCAAAAGAACCTTTACTTTTAGGAGATACAACGGTTGAATTACTAAAAGAGATGATATCGGTATTAAAGGATTTAATCATAGCTTCTCAAGCAGCAAGTAACGGAGGTGGGCCTATTCCAAGCTTTACTCAAAAAGCACC